CAGGGCTGCACTTGAGACACCTAATGCATCTGCAAATTGCGTCCTAAATGCACCGTCAAGTTCTGAGATTTGTTGGTTTAATTCTTCAGCCTGCAACTTCCCTTTGCTTAGCACCTGAGCAAACGCTTCTAATAATCGTCCAGACTGTTCTGTGTTTAGGCCAAGAGTTTGCGTCCTAGCACTGATTTGCTCAATAAAATTATGCTATCTTTAGATGAAGTACCAACAGCTTGTAGTGCTGGAATCATTCTTTTGTATGTTTTTTCTACTTGCGCTAACGGAGCCCCAAGAGCACTGGCCGTAGTATTTGCTTGCTCAAAAATCCTACTTACTTCTGCCTGTTCAATGCCTACATTTCTTAATGCTAGGTTAAAGCCCTCAACTTCCTTTGTTCTTCTAACGTAAGTATCAACAGTATTACCGACTGAACGTAACGCTGATCCGATCGCTTGAATACCAGCACTTACAATAGCAACCTTGGCAAATGCTCCGACAAAACTATTTGCTTTTGGTCCTGTAGCGGCTAATTGTTTGTCAAAATTTTTAATTTCTTTTGTTAGCTTCTTAAATTCTGGTGTGTTTATTTTTACTGAATTTTTTAAAGAAACTAGTTCATTCCGCTGACTTTTTAAGTCATTGATACTGCCAGACTGTACACCTTGAAGTGTTCTAAATTCCGCTTCAAGTTTCTTGACAGCCTGAGCTGCTTCTTTATGTTTTTGAGTGTTGGCAGTTAATTCGTCTCTCTCTTTCTTAAGTTGCTGGATTTTAAATTTAGTCCTTGAAATAGATTGATCTTGCCCTTTGTTGTGTTTTTTTACAGAATCAGTCAGCTTTTTAGTTGCTGCTTCTGTATCCTTCAATTCTTTGACGACATCGTCGCCAGTCGTTCTCATATTAACTTCGAAGTCTACCTTGCTGCCATTTAAGTCAAGAATACCATCTAAAGCGTCTTCAACTCCGTTAAAAAAATCTCGTAAAGCTTGTTCAGCCTTACCTGCTTCTAGGTCTAATTTTACTGGTATCTGCAGCATTTATTAGACACTAAAATTAGCTAAAATAGTCTGCCAAGAAAAAACCCCGCCGTAGCGGGGCGTTTGAGGTTTTTTAAGTTAATATCAAGAGTTAGCGTCGATATCTAAGTTATAGGGACCGTAGCCATTCAGTGTTGCACTGAAGGAAACCACGGAACCAGCTTCCACTGATTCAGAGTAACCTTCAAGCGTTCCGTAGCCATAAATGGTCTCGTCAGTACCAGTTGGTCCGATACGAGCAAACTTAACGCGCAAGCTGTTGTTAACAGTGTTGGCTTCAGTCAAACGCAAGACTTGATACGCTGCACTCTTAAAGTCAGCGACACCTTCTAATGAGATGCTGAAAGACTTGGTCGTAGCAATGTTAGTGTTATAACCGCGAGTTGTACGGTCATAAGTAATGACATCTTCGCTAGAGGTATCAGTTTCTAGTGAAGCGTTGGTGAGACCGAGCAGCTTGAAAGGCTTGTCAGTGGCAGTCGTGCCGTCCATTGCATAGGCTTGACTTTCGACAGTAAAGATACCAGTCGAACTGTCGTATGCAACAGTGTCATTGTCGGCGGCAAGGTTGCCATCATCACCAAGAGTTGAACTATCAGTCTTGATGAATCCAGTACTAGCAGAACTTAAGCCAGTGCCGGTTGTGATACCAGTAAAGTTTAAATCGGTTTGAGCGGAAGCCAGTGGAAGTAAGTAAACCTTATATCCAAAGGCTGCAGAATAATTAGCCATGGGTGAATTTCCAGAATGCTGAAAACTGAGCAAAAATGGGGGATTCACCCCACTATCGTAGGGTTCCTAATGGTCTGGAATACTATTTATTCGCCTGCAGTAAAAATGCCTGCAATAACAAGCTTTTAAGGCAAGGAATCTAAGATTGCTGTTGCATCTGCATGTAAACCACCATTCTCAGGGATCATGATCATCGTCTGAACGCGAGCACCGAGACCTTTAGAGACTGTCAGGGTTTCAATCGTTTTAGCACCATAAAACAAGTGCAAAGCACGCTTAGCGGCAGCATCTAGATCGCTACCTGTTGACCCATCCCATACAATTAAAAATACTTTCCAAGTGGTCAGGAGGTCAGAGTCGTCGTTTACATAGTCTTTGCGACCAATATCCCCAGAATCATGAATAATACATTCCAATCCAGTTTGTGACTCTAGCTGTGGAAGAACTTCTCCAGGCGTTAAGATAACAATCGATGGACTTGTGCTTCCGCCAGTAAAACTATAGCTTCCTATGTATGAAGAAAAGCTACTGTCATTAGCCAGGACATTATAAATAATCTGCGGTGTCGTGGCAAAAGTTTGCGCCATCGGAACACGAAAAACCGTGTTTTAGTCTGCCCAATTTAAGGAACTATAGATTAGACAGCCGCAAAGGTGCTCATGAGAAGCCCAGACGCCTCATCTTTTAGCGGAGTTGCTGTCATCATAACTCGATGATTAAAAAGGATTTACCGATCCGGCCAAGGATCCATGACTACCTTTTTAATCTAGATGCAATGACAAGAAAAGAAGCGAAACACCTTTGGCGACAGTCAATCAAAGAGGCTTGGTGCAACTGTTGCGCTTATTGTGGGAATCCACCAATCGACGATGCCTCATTGACTCTTGATCACGTTAAACCGCGAGCAAAGGGTGGTGAAGACAGAACAAGCAATTGTATCCCTGCCTGCAAGAAATGCAATCATTCAAAGGGAAGCCAAGAATGGGCTGAATGGTTTCGTAATCAAAACTCATACTCAATGGAGCGTGAGTACAGGATTAGGGCATGGATGGAGGCTGAAAAACAAAACATTCCTATTTCAGGAGATGTCTTTGACTGTCAATCATTCTCGGCGGCAATTATGCAGCAATAGGAACTTCAACCCCTTCTTTTGCGCTGTAACGTATAGTCGCTTTTGGCATTGTTACTTTGATAGTTCCGCCAAGGGTCGATTTCATTTCGATCGTCTGCTCAGACACTACATCTTCCATTATCAACATACCTTTAACTGTGTTGTCTGTAATCTCTGGCGCTAAGATTATTGCTTTTTCGTGAATAAGACCTAAGAAACCAGGGGGATTGCCCGTCGAAGAGCTTTTGAGATCTTTATAGAAGCAATATGCCCATCGAGGAAATAACTGCTGCTCTATAAGTTCCATAGCAGCTGCTCCATATGACCCTAAAGGCATGCTTGAACTTTCTTTCGGCTGATATAAAAAGAAATCTTCCATAGTAAATGGTTTTTTATTCTTTTTAGAGTCTCTATTGATATTGGCAAGTAAGGATGTCTGCAACGCTATTGGAGCTTCAGCTTCGTGCAAAGATTTTCTTTTGTAAGACAAGGCACTGTCATATGCCTCAAGTACATACATGTAAGGTAAATTATGGTAATTCCGCAAGGAGAACTCTGTGTCTCCTACAAAGATTTGTTTTAGCTGCCAGTATATCTGTTCAAAAGGAACAGTCGCTCCCCACTCTCCATTTTTTACTTTCCCACAATTTCAGCAGCCTCTTCATCTTTTGTTTTCTTTGGTTCAGTGTTTAGGATTTTCTGCTCTTCCTCTTCATACAGCTTGCTAAAATCAGCAAGTAATTCTGGCTGAAGTTCCATCGTATCTTCTAATGTCCAGTCAGAATCAATCCTTGATTGAATCAAGATTGTCGTACAGGCAATTGCTTTACGTTGCAATGATTCGACCATCTGAGTCTGAATACCAGCAATGTCGTCGCCATAATCAGCTGCAACGCTAGAAGCTAATCCCCCACTTGAACTGCCGCTGATGATATCAACAATTAAGTTATAAGCTTTTTCAACAGTAATTTTCTTCTCGCGAGAAATTCGACTTGCTAGTTTTACGATAGATGCTACTCCATCACTGCCTTGCATGACGGTATCAACAAAAGATTTCTCAGCAACACTTAAATATCCTCTTTTTTCAATTTCAATAACTCCGACTTCCTCATTCCCTAACCGTACGGGCCGGGACTGCATTTTTGGAGCAATTACAAACGGTAGTTTGGCCATAAGGGTCACAAAGCGACGTAGTATTCCTATCGAATCAAGCCTGCTAACTTTTGGGTAAAAATTGAATTATATTCTTTTTCAAAGTCAAATTGATCAACAGGGCCTTGGCCGTTTAAAACAGAATCAACCCATGGCCTGCCTGGGTAATACTGCTTAATTTCTGGATTGCCATACGGATTGAAGTACCCACCATAATGAACGATTGCCGCATAATCTTCACCATACGAAATGTTTATCGATCCACTTTTAACTGATACGACAAGACTGTCTTTTAATTTTCCAGTGTCAACGATATCTCTCGTATCACCTTCCCAATCCCAGACAGGACTTTGTATTGAAGCATCTAGAGCGTCTTTAAGTTTTAATGCAATTTCATCTAGAGTTTGATCATGAGCTTTTTTTATAAGTTGCGGAAGCTGATTGATAAAAGTATCTAAACCGTTTTTTTTCAATGAAAAATTAATTGCAAGTCCACTCAAGTCAATGACAAATTT